ACGTCAACTACGACGATCACTGTATGCATGGTTTTATTCTGACATGCGGTGCTACGACTCGCCGAATGATCCACAACAGCCCCAACACGGCCAACATCCCGAAGGCCAAGAAGAAAGTAAAGTATGGCATTGAGTGTAGACAGCTTTGGCAATGTAGGCCCGGACGAAGAGAAGTTGGCTATGATGCCAGCGGGCTTGAATTGCGTTGCTTTGCTGAGTATCTTGCAAATGATGAAGCCACCATTCTCTTCACAACAGGCGACCCACATCTCGTTAACACTAGAAACCTCGATCTCCCAGATGAAATGCGTGATCTCACCGTCAAAAACGGTCTCTACTGCTATCTCTATGGTGGTGGAGATGGAAAACTCGGGGTCACGCTTAGGCCTGAGCTTCGAGGGGACGACGCTAGAAGATATGGCAAATGGGCTCGTGAACGCCTTGAAAAAGGTACACCCGGACTTGCTAAGCTTACAAGTTCTATTCAAGATGAGTTTCGAGGAAATGGCGGACTATTGCGCACCATTGATGGGGGATTTGTCCGGTGCCATTCCCAAAACGCTAGTCTCAACTATAAACTACAAAGCGCCGGTGCGATCCTGATGAAGAAGGCAGCAATCTTTGCAAGAAACGAAATATACCGGCGTGGACTCGATGGGTTCTATGTGGGTAATATCCACGATGAGGGGCAACTTGACTGCTCTGCACGAGATGCCGAGGAAATCGGAAAGGTATGTGTTCAAGCCATTTCCGAGGCAGGCGAAGATTTGGGATGTAAAGTCCCGTTCACCGGAAAGTACATCGTAGGGGATAATTGGGCTACCTGTCACTAACGCGCTTTGAATTGAATATTTAGCTTGATTATTCCGGCGCGTATGCTATAATTATCGTATGGGATTAAGTAATAGAGATCGACAAAGAGCATACAGGAAATTGCATCCTGAAATGCAATTATGGAGCAGTGCTAAATCTCGTGCTAAACGAGATGGTGTTGAGTTTGATATTACACGTTCAGATATTATAATCCCGGATATATGCCCTGTATATGGTATACCTTTAATACCCTCTAAAAGTAAAGGTCCATCTCTTAATTCACCTACATTAGATCGTGTAAACCCTCTAAAGGGATATGTCAAAGACAACGTGAGAGTAATCTCACATAAAGCAAATGCAAGAAAACAGAACAATACCGTAGAGGATTTAGAACTCCTCTTGAGGTATGCAAAAGGAGAACTATAAATTGCTGATCCAAGGTAAATCGAAGTGGACGAAGGTTCTTGGTGAACCGGTTTGGGGCTATCAAAATGCCCATAAAGAGTGGAGCGTTGATGTCTATCCTAACGAGGATAGCCTTGAACGTTTGAAGGTAGAGGGACTTGAACCTAAATTGAAAGATAAGGGTGCAGGAGTTTACATCACCTTCAAGCGCCGTGAGAAGAAGCAAGACGACACCCCCAACCAACCCATCCGCGTGGTGGATCATCACGGTGAAGCGTGGAACCCGGCCGTTAAGATCGGCAATGGTTCGACTGTCAATGTTAACTTTGCCGTCAATGAATACGGTAAGGGTCAGAAGTCTGCTAATATCCTGTCTATGCAGGTCTGGGATCTTGTGAAGTACGACGGCGGTAATGAGTTCCCCACCCGCGAAGATGCTGAAGGTGAGAAGACCTGGGCCGAAGAGGCTGGTTAATTTCGTTAAAATAAACGGTAAGTGGCAGAATATTCGGGAATACACGCGTAAACGATACAGGAATAATTGGTCTCATAATCAAGTCGTAGCAAAACGTTCTCTAAGCAAGAGAAAGGATTTGCCATTTGACTTAGATGAGTCTGATTTAATTATTCCCGAATTCTGTCCAGTTCTTGGGATACCTATCTTTTTTGAAGACGGTAATGGCCCGAAATCTCATAGTCCATCTATAGATCGTTTGATTCCTTCAAAAGGATACGTGAAGGGAAATATTCACGTAATTTCTCGGAAGGCTAATAGAATTAAGAATGATGCAACATTAGATGAACTTGAGAAGGTTTATAAATGGCTAAAGAACAAACTCTCGTAAAGGATATTTACAGGGTATTGAGTGAAGGTTGTGAAATTTCTGATGCCCAAGCTACAGAATTTGGGTCGGAGATTGCAGCACTAATTCAAGATCGGCTGGCAGAACGTATGAAGCCTGCCCGAGAATTTACTTTGCGTATGAGTAACATCGGAAAGGGTACAAGGCAACTTTGGTATGACAAACGATATGGGCGCGAAGAGAACCTTCCGCCAGCAACTATCTTCAAGTTCATCTACGGCGATCTTATCGAATCCCTCCTTCTCTTTCTTGCCAAGCTTGCGGGCCACAATGTTACGGAACGCCAAGCTGAGGTGGTTGTCGACGGAATTAAGGGACATATCGATGCGGACATCGACGGAGTAACAGTTGATGCAAAGTCAACCAGTACACACGCTTTCCGTAAGTTCGCTGATGGCAGTCTTATCGATGACGACCCTTTCGGGTACATTGAGCAGATCGCCGGGTATTGTGAGGCTCGCGGTACGCCAGGAGCCTTCCTTGCTGCCGACAAGCAAAACGGTCACATTACATATCTCGAAATCCCCCTAGAAGAGCTACAGGCTGTCGTTAATGTTAAGGAACGTATTGCCTATATCAAGCAAGCAGTCGAGTCAGATGACATCCCCGAGCGTTGCTACGACGACCAGCCGGAAGGCGAGTCAGGTAATCGTGCACTCGGTGTCAACTGCTCTTATTGCCCTCATGCAAGACGTTGTTGGTCTGATAGTAATGGTGGTCTTGGTCTTCGGACTTTTCTTTATTCTAGCGGCCCTAAGTTCCTTACTCAGGTAAAACGAGAACCAAAAGTACGAGAAGTAAGCTTCTAAAGCTTAACGGAAGGAATAGACGGATATGGACGACAACGAAAACACTGGTGAAAACGTCTTTAAGTTTGGCGCCATTACTGGTGGTAAGGACAATGAAGCAGAAGACACGATCCCGCAGAATGACTACTTTGTGGTTGACGTTGATGATATTGAGTACGATATTAATGGCTTCCTCATTTTTACGCCGCATCACCTCGCTATCATGCGTGATGAAGGCAAGGGTGCAGTTCCTGCTCTAGTCTTGCCGATTGCTCGTGTGAAGACTGCGGTTCTGTCGAAGTTTGTAGACAATAGTTAATGGCGTTTAAGTCTGGCTTCGAGCGTACTGTCGATGCCAATCTGAAGTCTCGTGGGGTGAAATATACCTACGAGACTTTGGAACTTCCCTATATTCTTAACGGGACATACCATCCCGATTTTATCCTAGACAATGGTATCATCATCGAGGTCAAGGGTAAACTTGATCGTGAAAGTAAACGTAAGATGATTGCCGTTAGAAAACAATATCCCGACCTAGACATCCGCTTCCTTCTAATGGAGGCTAATAAAAAGGTTCCGGGCACAAAGCAAACTCATGAGGCGTGGTGTAGCCGTAATGGGTATCTTTGGGCAATAGGGACAGTGCCGCAGGAGTGGATTGATGCCTAAAATCCTAGTTATTGATATTGAAACGCGACCAGCTTTGGTGTACACCTTTCAGATGTACGACACTAATATCAGCCCCGATCAAATTGTAGACAGTGGTGGTATGCTCTGCTTCTGTGCTCATTGGGTCGGCTCAAAGGAATATATGTTCTATTCAGATTGGAACGACGGTCATCAAGCAATGATTGAAGCCGCTCATAAACTCCTAAGTGAGGCTGATGCTGTTGTGTCTTACAACGGTAACCGATTTGATCTCCCCAAACTTCGGGGCGAGTTTATCCTATCTGGTCTTGTCCCGCCGCCCCCTCCTACGTCCATTGATCTAATCAAGACGGTCAAGCAATTTGGACTGGACATGAACAAGCTGGCTTTTGTCGGCCCTCTGCTCGGTGTCGGTAAGAAGCTCAAGCACGAGGGCTTCGGTCTTTGGCGGTCTGTCTTGGAAGGTAATACCAATGCTCAGAAGCGTATGGAACGTTATTGTGTACAGGATGTCAAGGTTACTACCCGTCTGTATAATCGAGTACTACCGTTCATTCAAGATCACCCGCACCTAGGGGACAACAAATCAGACTGTGGTGCTTGTGGTTCTAGTCATCTTCAGATGCGTGGCTTCAGGCGTACTAAGTACTTCAAGGTTCAACGACTTCAATGTCAGGACTGCGGTGGATGGCAAACAGGAACGCGGAAGAAAGTGTAATGTACGACCCAATTGAGGCTTTGTACGATTGGTTGTCTGACCGGGGTATTCCTCGCGCGGACTTTGAAGATAGTTTGACGGAACTTGATTTGATACTTGTACCGATTGAAGATCCAACTAACCTGAGGTTCGGAGTTGAGTGATGTCCCGCAAGGCCCACCTGGCGCAGTTAAATATGACGCAGGAAAAGCTCCTGTCTTCCGTGGAGCAGTTGCTTACTTCCCAAGGGCAATTCAAGCAGTGGCTTCCGTCAGCGCTTTCGGAGCAACTAAGTACGCTTGGTCGGGGTGGCGACACGTCCCCGATGGCCTTAATCGATACTCTGATGCAATGGTACGACACATGCTCGCCGAAGCAGAAGGCCAAGACTTGGACCCTGATTCTGGACTTCTGCATGCTGCTCACACCGGCTGGAATGCCCTCGCGAAACTCGAACTAATCCTACAGGAGAAGCAATGACTACCGAACTTGAGATTGAGACTGCCAAGCAAGAGGCTATTACTGCTGTAACCGATTTGGTTATTAAATGTAAAGACAAGGATGAAGATACAATTCGGATGATTGTTGAGATCTTCATATCGTACATGATCAATAAGGCTAAAAAGGCGGGAATGATTTGAAAGTTTATCTAAGCGGTCCCATGCGTGGGATTGAGAACTTTAACTTCCCGGCCTTTGATGCTGCAGCCGAGTATCTTCGCTCACACGGTCACATTGTTTTCAACCCAGCAGACAAGGACCGGGAACGTGATCCGAGTGGTGTAAGTTGGCAAAGCAAGACTGGTGACATCAAAGCGGCTGAAGATTCTGGTCTATTCAATCGTCGTGTAGCTATTCGAGATGATCTGAATTGGATCATGGACCATGCAGATGCTATTGCACTCCTACCCGGTTGGGAGAAGTCGAAAGGTGCTCAAGCCGAACTATGGCTTGCCCGCTTCCTTGATCTAGTTGAATGGAACCTAGTTGAGGAACCCATCGAAGGCTAAACTATGGTTGGACTAAATAAGTTCACTGATAAGGAGCGTCGGAAAGCCCGGCGCTCTTTTCAGTTTGATATGTACAAGGAAGACCTACGTCAACCAAAGTACCGCGAAAGAACAATACCCAATAAGAAACGACAACAGGAGCGGGAAATAGACTACGATGATGAATGACTACTCGAAATTTATTCATACATCTCGGTATGCTCGATGGCTCGATTCAGAAGGTCGACGAGAAACCTGGGAAGAAACGGTTGATCGTTATATCGTATGGATGTGCGAACATATAAAAGCTCAACACAGTTTTGAGGATTATAAATTATTTGATGAGGCACGAAATGCTATAATTAACCTAGATCTTGTACCCTCTATGCGTTGCCTCATGACTGCTGGTCCTGCTCTTTCCAGGAATCATATAGCCGCGTATAATTGTGCTTATCTACCCATAGACAGTCTTAGAAGTTTTGATGAAGCTATGATGATCCTCATGTGCGGAACGGGAGTAGGATTTAGTGTTGAACAAAAGTACGTCGATTGTCTTCCCCAAGTGGGGCAAGCTATCGACGGAGAACAGCCTATCGTCGTTGTCCCAGATAGTAAAGAGGGATGGGCTAGTTCACTCCGGCGAATCATTGCCTACCTCTATCAAGGTTACACTCCAAGATGGGACACAAGTGGAGTACGACCTGCTGGAGCTAGACTTGTTACATTTGGAGGACGTGCTAGCGGACCTGGACCACTTGAGGAACTTTTTGAGTATGTTACGGAAGTTCTGGTTAAGGGACGAGGACGGAAACTTACTCCCCTTGAATCCCATGATATAATGTGTAAGATTGCTGAGGTCGTCGTCGTTGGTGGTGTCAGACGATCGGCAATGATCAGTCTTAGCGATCTATTCAATGAGTCGATGCGCTATGCAAAACATGGAGAATGGTGGACTAACAATGCCCAACGAGGACTATCTAACAACTCTGCGGTGTACATGGGAAGACCATCCGTCGGAGAATTCCTACGTGAGTGGCAATCTCTTTACGACAGTAAGAGTGGCGAGCGAGGAATATTTAATCGCCAAGCGAGTGACCGACAGGCTGCTCGAAATGGACGAAGAGAAGCCTGTGACGATTTTGGAACAAATCCCTAAGCTTTGAGTGGGGATTCAAAACTTCCTCTGATTGACTTGGAAGCCGAAGGTACGGCGACAGGGCGCAAGCAAGAGAAATCTGTGCAGCGTGAGAGACTAAGCGAGGAAGACATTATGTACTGTGATCAGCCAGATTAAGTCTGGTAAAAATTGGTCACACATAACTGTATGCGATAGTCCAGCGCACGTTGGGTTAATACCGACTAATCCCAATGTGTGAGGCAGTGAAATCATTCTTAGACCATATCAATTCTGCAATCTCACCGAAGTTGTGGTACGACCTGGGGATGACCTGGGAGCCCTGGAACGAAAGGTGCGATTGGCCACCACTCTTGGGACCTTTCAATCCACTCTTACTGACCTTAAATATCTCCGACATATCTGGCGGAAGAATACTGAGGAGGAACGTCTACTCGGCGTGTCTCTCACAGGCATCCTCGACCACCCAACACTCGGGCGTGACGGTGAGGGTTGCGAGTGGCTCCGGCATCTAAAGCAGGTAGCAATTGAGTGCAATAAAGAACTCGCTGCAAAGCTTGGGATACAGTCTTCTGTCGCTATCACTTGTGTTAAACCTTCGGGTACTGTCAGCCAGTTGGTGGACAGTGCTAGTGGCATTCACCCTCGGCATAGCGCTTACTATATTCGAACTGTACGAGGGGACATTAAAGATCCGCTCACACAATTCCTCCGAGATTGCGGAGTGCCAAACGAACCGGACCACTCAGCACCGACATCCACTGTCGTCTTCTCATTTCCTCAGGCTGCACCAACCGGGGCAATGGTTAGAGACGATCTATCCGCAATCGAACATCTCAAGATCTGGGCTAATGTCCAAGAACACTGGTGCGAACATAAACCGTCCATCACAGTCAACGTAAAAGAGGATGAATGGATTGAGACCGCGAATTGGGTCTGGGCTAACTTCGATATTCTTAGTGGCGTTGCTTTCCTTCCTTACAGTGAGCACACCTATCGCCAAGCCCCTTATCAGGAGTGTAGCGAGTCCGAGTACAATGAGTTCATGTCGAGGATGCCAAAGTCAATCGACTGGAGTCAACTCTCCAAGTATGAAATTGATGACAATACCACTGGTTCACAAGAGTATGCCTGCGCAAGCGGGTTTTGTGAAATCGTCTGAACCATATCAACACTTTGAATGTATTGCTCAGTGGTCTTGGACCCAAGAATGCAAATCAGTTGATGCGATTGATCTGCGAATAGTCTAAAGAAAAAGGCCACCCGGGGGATTTCCCTAGGTGGCCTTTACTTTTAGTCTTCGCCTATTCGCTTTCCGAGTAAGGCTACACTGGTATTTCTACCTTCATGAACAGTTGTATTAGTGGCTGCTCCAATTGCAACAGCAACGGGAGCATTAGGTGGGGTCTTATACGGCGTTGTCTCAACCATCTACTGGATCTTCTGCAATAGGTTCTTCATCAGGTGTTGCAACCACCACGACAGCTTGTTCAGCCGCTGCACCAATTGGTACGTCGACCGGAGCCAGCGGCGGGGTCACATAAGGTTCAGTCTCTAGCATGTTAAGCTGCCGGCTTAGCAGTCGCCGTCTCCACGACCGTAGCAAGGGCCGTGACGGCATCTACAACGTGCGGAGCTACTGCATTAACGGCAGCAATGGTCGGGGCTGCAGCAGGGTCCACAGCGGCTACAATGCCACCTACCTCAGCCGCCACTGGTTCAGCTTGCTTGATAATGCCAAGCAGCTCTTCGAGGAACTTAATGAAGTCCATAATCTCTCTCTCTCCTTTAGATGTTGTTCATTGGTAGACGTTTGTTAGTTAGTCCCTTGGACATCGGCCTCTTACCCTTCGGCTGTACGTACTTCGGCGGTCCATTCGGGAGCGGGGACGAGTTACCACCAGGGTTGAAGTTGGCTTGAGGCGAGCCAAGGGTCGGTGTGGGAAGCGGGGGATGCCCGTCCACGAAGCTGTTGTCATTAACGATCGGTGACCGTTGACTGTAGTTTGGTTTAACTAGTTGCATTTGGTTTCTTTTCCTTAGACCGAAGATAACTGAGCACTTGACTACTGGCCCCAGCTATCGCTGCTATCGTTGATAGTATAATACAAATATCACTCACATGTAACCCCGTAAGTGCAAAAGTTACTACTGTAGCTGGGTACGTTAGAAAGCCTGAGTGGCTCATTTGATCTGCTCCCTTATAGCCTGAGCTGCTGCTTTTTTACTGTCTGTCTCGATTGAACGAACTTCTTCAACTCGTTGGTCGTCTGTCATCTTTGCCCAGCTTCCATCGTCTAGATCTTGCTGAACATAGTACACAAGGGACTTACCAGCCAGTCGTTGATACTCTTCAATCTGTGCAGGCTTAAGAGCAATCTTACCTAGGCT